AATAGTTGTATCTTGGGTATTCTTGTTTTTGGTATATTTCATCCAAAATAATATCGCACAACCATAAACAATGGCGTTTAGCACAGTAACAATTTCCTAATCTAGTTGATTCAATCATCATCTCTTTTGCTTTTTCTTCTGCTTTCATAATATATCTGCTTTTTTACAATCGTTACTGCAATACGTTTCATTGGTAGGAATACCACAATAGGCACATTCGTTTTCTTTCTCTTCCCCAATAGGGTCTATTTCATCGTAGTAATTCATAATTCTTCGTCTAAGATTGCGTTATACAAATTAAGCCAATACTCTGCACCTTCTGGTGACTTATGCCAATCAAATGCACCTAGTACTGCTTGATGCAAACTATTTCTCTCGTAAATAAGATTATCTATACCAGTGTTGTCTATTGCTTTCATCCTGTATGGCTGTTTAAGTTCTGTTAGCCAATTAAAAATTGTTTTTGTTTCCATAATATTTGTTTTAATTATAGTGCTAATTTACAACCTCTTTTTAGATAATCAAGCATAATAATATATTTTAACATAACTTTAACATTTATAATTAAACATAGAGCAAAAACCCCTACTAATTAAAGTAAGGGTTCTTAACTAAAAACAAATAAAACAAAGAAAAAATTATGCAAGAAACAAAGCCATTGATTTTAAATCATCACAATCGAAATAGATAAAGTCTTTACCAATACCTATTCGAGTTACACCTCTTAATATTAAACCTCTAACTAACCTTAGTCGTTTTTGTACGTTTAATACTCTTATTTTTACTGCTAGTCCAACTCTATGTGAATCTTTAGTTGGAAGAAAATGGTCTTTATATGCTGATTTATCACAAACATATCCTAATAACACATCAAATCTCATTCTCTCTTCTCTAGCTATATCATCCAATATTAGAACGGGTTGACGTTCCATATAGTTTTTACCAGAATTTACACTACATTTACCACATTTACAACCAAATTGACTCCATCGGAGGAATCCTAATCCTTGTCTATCGGATTCCTCGTCATAGTCGAAAGTATATAATGGTTGATGGAGCAGTGACATAGTACAAATATAATAAATTATACCATTATAATAAACAAAAGTTATTAACTATTCTTACGCCATTCTTTAGTAATCTTTTCAGCACTTCTAAATCCGAAGTAACCACCGTAAACTAAAAGCAACAATGAAGATAGTAACTCTATCCAGTTGTCGGCTATTGTAAAGCCTTCTAATGAACTATCTAAGATGATGTAGACAAATAGGGTTATGGTTAGAAAAGCAAGGCTTAGAGGTCTTATATTCTTACTTAACCAAGAATCAGACATCATATCAGCAGACCATCTTTTAGTGACTTCCTGCATCTCGATAGTGTCTTGTTTCAACTCTTCAAGCAACATTTGCTTATCAGCCTCTGAAAGTTCCTTAGAATCCATTATTAAGTCGCCTAAGTCCTTTAAACTTTCAATACCTGTTATAGTACTAGCAACTTCTAAAATAGGTTTAGAGATACTCTTACCAGCTTTAGCCATCTTTCTTAATAGATTACCAACTGCTGTAGTTCCATTCCTTTCTTTATAACTCTTCTTTTTATCACTCATCTTCTATATCTTCAAATATACTAATTCTCATTTCTCCATCTACGCCTATTGATGCTCTTAACTGAACATAATCGAAATCGTTATCTAACATATAATACCCTAAAACATCAATTAAATTATCTCTATTAATCTTCATATCCTATATATTAAACACTTCTCTTATCCCAAACAGTATAGTTATTTCTTATATCTAAATGTGTAAACGTATCATATCTTCCTAAACCTTGAAATATAACACCTTTAAGCATTGGGTTTCTTCTTAGATTCTGTACTATATCAAAAACTTCATCAGGTGAGAAACTATGAACAACGATGTCCGCAGCTTTACCTAATTTATGCTGACTTTTCTTAGAGCCTCCTATTGCTTTATTATGTTTAACACACCTATAAGCACTATTAATAGTTATTGGTGCATCTACGTAATCCCTAAGTATCTGTAAATTGATTGCTACTATCTTTATATTAGATAATACCTCTGGTGGCATTTCACAACCGCATTTGCATTGGAATTCTGATAAATTAAAGTTCTTTGTTATCTGCATTGTTTATTAAGGTTTAAATAAAACGTGTAATAAAGTTTTCTCCAGTGCGATTGGAGTGTGAATCTCTCCTTTTTCATAATGAGCAATGTCTCCTGTAAAATAATCTAATCCTGTTGCTTTGTCGTGCATTTTTCCGCTTATAATCTCCACGCTTTCTATTATATCTTCGTGGAAATGCTCTCCGAATTCACCATCTGCTTCCATTTTTGTATCAAAGCATAGGTAATCTTTAAACCTGTTTTTTCTTCGTCTAATAAATACTTTATCATTTAACTCAAACCACTGCATTAAAGGAAAATTCATTAAATCACTCCTGTTTATTGGGGTTATAGCTGTATTGGAATTAAACTTATCGACTGCTTTAACAAGGTTTTCGTGAGCTTCATCAATCAAAGATATTAACGCATCTCTATATTTATCTTCAACTTTACTATTTAGCACTGTAAACATCTTTTATTATTTTTATAGCAGCTTCGCTTTGTTCTACGCTTCTATTTATCGCATATATATTTTTTTCGTTTGCTAAAATACTTTTCTCAACAAGTTTAATCAAAATGTCTTTATTTTGTTCTTGTTCATATATGTATTTTTTAAGCAATTCTTCCTGTGATTTTTCTTTTCTTATTATACTATAAACTAATAAACAACAAACTCCAAGTAATAAACCTATTACTGTTATAGAATCAGTTTGTAAAAGTTCTTTTACATCTCCAATTTGTAATAGGTGCATATTTATTCGTCTTTTTTTATCACAAAGATAGTATTATTGTTTCTGTCCTTCTTACTTAAATACTCTTTAAGTTTCTCGATATTCTCCTCTTTAGGTTTGTACATATTTTCACTCATAATAACCATCCTCCTGTATAATTAACATCCTTGTCAGGTGACATATCTCCATTAGCATTAGTTAAATACTCTGGGTATAATGTAGAATTAGCACATATAAAATCTAAAAACCTTTTAGTGTAAAACTCTGCATTATCCCTTGTTCTTTGGATAATATAATCTAAATCATTCTTATCTACCACGTCACCATTTTCAGATGTGTGCTTATGAATACCCCCATTTTTTACTTGGAACATACTAAAAGGAAGATACGTAGCTTGTGAGTACCATATAAGCATAGGCTTAATATAGTCATCTAACAATAACTTATAATCTTCATTAGCTACATCACCAATAGTACCACTTATTATTAGTTCTTGTAGTTTCTCGTAAAGATTAGTACCTAAATAGTTGTGGATATTTGTATCTTGTGCTACTTCTACAAATTGAAGAATCTTATCACTATCAACGTTGCCATCAATTATTGATTTCTTTTTTAACTCTCCTACCGATATGAATAATGCTTTTTTCGCCATAACTTTAACTTCTATATGCTCCTTTATCTGGTCTATCAATCATTCTCTCATCAATTTCTGATGGGTTAATTGGCTCAATGAAATCATCTTTGGGAGCGATTTGCTTCCCTCCTATCTTTTTATAAACTCTTAACTCCCAAAAATGATGACAATTCTTACCTCCTTTGAACTTAAATAAACTATATCTTGCTTTATTGTGTCCTAATTCCTTATTCACACCTCTAAAAGACATCATATTAATATCTTCTTTACGAAATACAATATTGTTAGATGTGTAGTTTTCCATATGCTTACAGAACTTTCTGCTATCACTAGAATTTCTTACAGGACTATATGCGTATCTTACTTTATATACTCCGTTATCTTGACCACTCTTTTTCTTAGGATTAGCCTCTGCTAGAGAATCGATTTTAAAGTCCTTTTCCGAGTCTTTTACCTCTTCGGAATGTATTAGCTCCCAACCATCAGAGATAGTCTCTCCAAGAGCCTCTAATTGGCTCATAAGGTCATCCTCCTCACTATCGGTCAACTCAACTTTGTCAGATGATAGTTTTTCACCAGTTTCTTCTTCTCTTTTAATCTTAGTAGAGATATTATCTAATTCTGTAAACTCGATAGGTTGAAGTGTAGTGAAATATAAATCTAATTGAATATCGTTAACTAAAAGTATTTCTTCAAATGCGTGTAGTATCTCATCTTGTAATGGTCTAATAATAACATTATCCATTAATACCGATGCCGTACGTAATTCTTCTGCATTATTACCAAAACCTGTGTTATCTTTAATACCTAATAGTATTGGAGATGTTACACCGTGTCCTAACATTATCTTCTCTCTTGCCTCATCACTCATAAATTGGTATTGAGCGTGAGCATCTGGTAAATGTATAGGCTCTAAGTCTGCTTTAGTTTCTTGTGATTCGTTAAATGCGATGATAAACTTTCCTGCATTACTTGAACCGCTAAACTTTTGGTATATCTTTCTCTCAATAGCATCTTGAGTTTCTTCACTAGGTACTCCATTATTAAAGTTAATTAATAAAGATGGTTGTAGTCCGTTCTGTATATTGTTAATATGATAATTCGATACCTCTTCTTCTAGTGAACAATACTGTAAACATCCGTGATAGTCTACTGGTGCATAATAATAGAAACCACTTCTGTAAGGTTTAACTACATATATCTCGTTAAGTTCTTTATTAGAACCATTACCGAATGATGGTATGCGTTTAGGCTTATCAGTAGTCTTAATATCCTTCCAAGATGGGTGATAGTAGTATGCTCTAATAAATCCTTTTCTATCTGCTTTCTCTGCTCGTAAACACTCCATAGGGAAGTGAGATACTTTAAGTATCTTAGTTCTCGCCTTGTTGTAAGTAACTTGAATAGCTGCTTGACCTAATAGCTTATAATCTGAACAAACCTTCTTTACGTGTCGTTTATGTAGCAAACGTTTCATCTCAAGATACTCTTTCGGTTTATCCAAAGAATCTAATGCGTCTAAGCCTCTACCGAATATCATATCAGTAATACCGTTAACACATCTTGAATTTGTAGGTGAGCCTAAGTATCTCTCTATAATCTTATCAAAGTAATCATTGTTATCACCAAAGTTCATCCAACTCTTGTTGTACTCTTCTTTGACGGTAGGTTTTTCGTACCCTGATAAGCTATACTTAGATACTCTTATTCCTGTTTGTGGTTTTTTATCTTCCATAATTATACAAAGGCATATTCGCCAGAGTTGTCATTTTGTTCGTAATCAGAATCCGTATCTAGCCTATTGCTAAATACAACTATATCTCTATAAATTGGTAGGTTATTAGAATCAATAGCTGATACTAATAATGTTGTGTTTACATTTACATTAGCAACTAAATCTGTTATATCAATAGTAAAATAGCCATCATAGAAAACAGAAGTAGGTAGAGTTACTGCATCACAAAAGAATTTCTCCTTAGTTTCTTGGTTAGTAACCCACGCACCAATAGCAGGATTCTCTACATCTCTTAGGATATAGGGAATACTTATTGTAGGTAGATTGTCGTAATCGAATATTGTCATAATATAATAACAAAAAAAGCCATATTTGTTTTATATAATAAAAAAGAGGCTACCGTTTTAAGTGTAGCCTCCATATTATTAAACATTTTAATACTAAATAGTATTAAGGTACTAAAACTCCATCAGATAATACTGCTGTTTGCACGTCATATCCTGTTAATGCTCCTGCAACAACTATGTCAGGGTCTACAAAGTAAGCCATACTTAATTCTTTACCTTCAATAGCCATAGTGTAACCGTTTAAGTCACCCATTGCACCACCTGTTGAACTAGATACTGCTACTTCACATCCGTTTTGTGCTCCTAGTATTCTAAAATTACCATTATAATCTTCAAGGATTATATGTGGTCTACCATAAGATAACAATTTTAACTGCACTTGAGTTAAGTTATCTTGTTTTTTAACAACGATGTTCGCTGTTTGTGTCCAAAAGGACGTTCCGTTATCACGAGAGATTTCGTTAGCTTCATCAAAAGTATTATTCTCACCTCGTAACTCAAATTTATACACATCTACTGGTGTAACTAAAGCGGTTATAAAGTCTAAATCTTTATCTGCTGTCAAAAACTCATCATACATTCCTGCTGAAAAGTTACCGATATACATATTACGTAAACCACCTACATTGGATTTACACGCTTCGGTTCTTCCTGCACTAATATCACAAGCCATAAGTTTATATATTTTTTTAATTAATTAATTAGATAATATTGGGAGGCTTTTACACCTCCCTTATATTATTCTTAGTTAACAGCGTTAACGATACCGTAAGTTACGATTTCTGTAATCTGTCCGTATTGTGTTCCTGCGGTCATTCTCATAATGATTCTCACATTCTCATCACCTAAAGTATCGGCAGTATCAATTACCTTAACCATATTAGTGTCATTTAATAATCCCGTTCCAAACCACAAGTTAGATTTAAGAGTTGCTACTGCTGTGTTAGCTGCAAGTCCATTAACCATAACTACTGTGAAACCATCGATTACTACTTCACCAAATGATTGGTTATTGAATCTATCAACAAATCCTAAGTTACCTAACGCTTGAACATACGCTCTGTAAATGTTTTGTGATACATATATTCTTAAATCAGGGTTTCCAAATAAAGTATCAGGAATAGCTGAATGAATTTTCTGTAACTCTGCAATAACGTTAGTTGCAGTAATAGCTGCACCTGCAATCTCTTGTGCTGCGGGTAAGTCTGCATCTAAAGCGATTTGAGTAACGAAACCATCGAAACTACCTGCTGCTGCTGTACCTCTCCAAATAGATACCTCATTCTCTGCTGCTACTTGCTTAACAATGTGTGCTAATAAGAATGATTGAAAATCAGGAGGTAAATTATCGTATGCACTATATCCCATAGAGATTGCATCCCAATCTTCTCTGAAATCATCTTTACATAAGATTTTGTTTACCATTAAAGCCTTTGGCTCTAATACTCTTTCGTCTAATACTACTGTTCCTGCATCTGTGAAATCACAAGCTGCATCTTGTAAAAGACCGTTAGTTACTACGTTTTTTACAGTTGTTCTGTATTTAACGTTAGGTTTTACTGTTACCAATCCTTTCTCTAAGGTTGGAGCAGACAATAAGGCAGCTGAAATATATTTCTGTGCGTCAAATTCCCCTGCGTAAGTTGATGTTACTGTTGCTGTTGGCATAATTTTTTAATTAAATAGTTTATTATAAATTTTAGACTCTAATGATTCATTGTTCGCTTTAGGAACGTGAAAATTTTGTTTCTTCTCTACTTCCAATTCTGGAGAATGAGCAATCTCTTCAACTGCTAATTCAACTTCTTCTTCTTTAGAAAGTTCTTGAGGTACTTCTTTTTCAGTAATGGATTCTTTTTGCATAGCTTCAAACAAGTCCATAAACTTCTTTTTCATTTCCTCTAATTCTAACTTCGTTGCGTACTCTACTGTTTGCACAGGTGCTACCTCAACAGGTGCTTCCTCCTTTACAGGTTCTTCCGCTAATTCCGTTTGTTCAACCACTTCTTCCAATACTTCCTCTTCCACAACTTCCACCTCTGATAACTCGGCTTCTATCTCTTTAGGAGAAAATACTTCTTGAAGTTTTTGTAAAACATCTTTTGTATTCATAATTATTGGGTTTATTTATAATATAATAACAAATTCGTTTAAATTCCGTTTCATTTTTAAGGTGTGTACACCATTCTAACTTCACCTGTTGCGGTTCTGTACATATATCCCGTTGGAATACCA